GTGTATTCCATTAATTATAATTTACTGTACCAAGTCCAGACCGTGTTAACCAGAAGTTCATCAGGTTGCCTCTGAATATTTTTACACGCTCCATATTTCGGGTGGTGATGGTTATTTTAGTTCGCTTACTACTGCATTTAATTACAGCAGATAAAACTTCCGTTTCAAACATTAACGCCAGCGCATCAATACCTTCCTGTGGTGTTATCGCATTGCTGAATGCAACAGATATAGAAGCTTCGCTGCCATCTTTCTTTTCGGTTACGTTAAATAGTAGGTTGTGCATGGTTATATTATTGCCCTTCGACTACGCTCAGGTTGACAGCTTGCTGCCGTTCATAAAAAGTGGAATAAAAAAAATAGCTTTCACGGTCAAGGTATTGCTGCAAAAACATTAAACCGTTTGCATTTGTAAACTGATGTAAATAGTTATTATGATTTCTGCCACCGCATTTTCCGGTGTTGTGTTTCATTCCGATGCAGATTTCTTTCTGCGGTGTTATGCGCGTACCTTTTATGTTTTTCCACAGGTGCATATCGGTGTAGGGGTCATGGTCCTGGCACCACGGGAAATTCATATCCGGTTTTATAAGTGTGCTCATTGCACTGCTGCAATACGAATGCGAAATTTTAAACCATTTATGCAAACGCAAATGATAATACACGGTGTATGTAGTTCCAAAGATGTCGGGCATACCGGCTTCCTGCCATTTCGCAATCATAAATTCAATGTAGGTAGTGGCATACCAATCATCATTTTCCATGAACAGGATAACAACAAAACCTTTGTTGCGCAAACGGTCGTAACCTGTGCGGTAGCGGTACGTGATATCACATTTATCATTCACCGGTGCATCGTTTACCACTTCAATATGATCAGGCTGCACGGTTTGCGCTTTCAACATGCGCAGGCAATTTGCCATCAGTTCAGGGCGGTCGCCACGGTCGGGTATTAAGACTGCTATTTTCATTTTTATAGTTTGCAAATGTAAACTACATTAAATTCAACTGTAGCAATGCTACAGTATTTTTTATTAACAGGTTTTCAATAGGGATTTTTGGCGCAACGTTTCACATAAAATATAATCGCATGTCAAGTAATGCAGTAGGTTTGGAGAGAGTTTCCCGCATTCTCGGTTACAAAATCACGAAAGGAAATTTCAGCGAAAGCAGCCCTAACCTTCCGCAACGTGTGGCTATTTTGGCGGAGGCAAATACCGCCAACCAAAGCGATTTAGATACTGCCGGTGTTGAAGTTACATCAGCACTGCAAGCCGGACAGCTGTATGGTTTCGGTTCACCTATTTATCACATCATGCGTATTCTTCGCCCAGCAAGCGGTGGAGGTATTGGCGGTGTGCCTACTGTAGTTTATGCGCAGGAAGAAGCAGGAGGCGCAACGGCTAAAGAAGTGGAGGTAGTGGCTACCGGAACGGCTACCGGAAACGGAACGCACACCATACTAATTGCAGGGCGTACCGGATTAGACGGAACGTATTATGATATTAACATTACCAGCGGTGACACGGCCAGCGATATACACGCAAAAATTGAGGATGCTATTAACGCTGTTCTCGGTTCGCCTGTAACAGCTGCATCTACTGATTATGAGGCAACACTTACCACCAAATGGAAAGGCTTAACCGCAAATGATCTGGTAGTTACTGTTGACACCAACGATAACGATTTAGGTATTACTTACGCTGTAACTAATACCGTTGCCGGAAGCGGAACACCATCTGTTCAGGCTGCGCTTGATCAGTTTGGAAATGACTGGGTAACTATTGTAGTAAATGGTTACGGAACACAAAGCAATACGCTGAACACGCTGGAAGATTTCAACGGTATTCCTGACCCCGAAAACCCAAGCGGACGATACGCAAGTATTGTGATGAAACCGTTTATTGCCATCACCGGTTCAACGGCTGATGATCCTACATCTGTTACTGATAGCCGCTTAGACGAAGTTACAATTTCTATCGCACCTGCACCGGGCAGTGATGCTTTCCATTTTGAAGCGGCAGCCAATATGTGTTTGTTGTTTGCCCGTAAATCGCAGGATACGCCTAATCTGGATGTGGGCGGTTCGTCTTACAGCGATATGCCGGTGCCTGCCGATGGTGACATTGGAAGCATGGCCGATTATGAAAACCGCGATGCCTTTGTAAAAGAAGGTTGCTCCACTGTTCAGCTTATTTCCGGTAAATACCAGGTACAGGATTTTGTAACAACTTACCACAAGCTTGGTGAAATTCCTCCGCAATTCCGTTACTGCCGTAACCTGATGCTCGACTTTAACGTGCGCTATGGTTACTACCTGTTGGAACTTATCAATGTTCTGGACCACAGTATCAGCAATGATAATGATGTGGTAACTGCACAAAATGTAGTGAAACCAAAGCAGTGGAAAGGTGTATTGAATTCATACGCTGATGATTTGGTAGTGCGTGGTTTGGTGGCTGATGCTGACTTTATGAAAGACAGCATTACCGTAGAAATAAGCACTGTAAACCCTGACCGCTTTGAAACGTTTTTCCGTTACAAGCGCACCGGATGTGTGAGGGTTGCAAGCACTACCGCAGAAGCTGGATTTAATTTTGGTTCAAACAATTAAAAAAAACATAGCACGAAATGGCAATCATAGCAGGCGACTTTACCGAGATTACATTTAACCACCCAACGCTGGGCACCGGAACATTTTTTCCGAAAGCTGCGGAGGATAGCACCCTTGACACAGGCGGTTTCCGCAACAACGATGACGGAAGCGGTATTGATGGTGCAGGCCGTGTTATTATGCAAAAGAACCGTGTGCGCTGGAGTTTTGAAACTTCATGTGCCATGGACCAGGTTACTGAAAATGATTTACAGAAACTGAGCGACCTTGCGGAATCGGCAACGGAAGCTGACTGGACTTTTTCGCATGTAAGCGGAACTATCTGGCAGGCTAAAGGCTCACCGGTTGGTGATGTGCAAGGTAACGGTAACGCAGGAACATTTGCGCTGAAGGTTGCAGGTGGTGGTAAAATGAAAAAACAATAAAGGATGAAAGTAGCGATTGAAGTTGCGGCTGCTGAGGTTGAAAAATGGTTAGACTTTAAAAAGGTTTCGCCCAGCAAACGCGAAAAGCTGAAAGAAAATATTGATGCTCTTGCCGAAGCAATCAGCAGTGGTGTGTTAGTATTAACTGAAAAGAATGAGTGGAAACAAACGCTGAACTTTCCGTTGGAAGGCGACAGTGTTATTACCGAAATGATTTACAAGCCCCGATTGAATGTTGCGCAGGTGAGTGATAAATTGAAAGGTGTAAACTCAAAAGATTTGAAAGGATTTTTGGCTGCTTATGTTTCGGCACTTACTGACCAACCGATGGCTCTTTGCAAAAAATTAGACACTGAAGATAATTCACTTGCTGAAAACATAGCGGTTTTTTTTCTTTAGACCAGGACAGTCTTTTTAATATGATACGGTCAGTTGTGCGCGAATACAACTGGCCGTATTTTATTATAGACAGGATGTATATTGATAATACAGACTACAAAGGAATTGAATTTTGGTATGAAGATGTGCAGCAAATGAAAAAGGAATTACAAAAATAAAAATGGCAGCGTTTACAATACCAAGTGTTTTTACGGCAGTTGATAAGTTCAGCGGACCTGTGCGCAGCATGGCTAATGCTGCTCAATCGTTTGCTGAAAAAGCAGAGGTTGCCATAGCCCGTGCAGACAGAGGTTTCCGTAAATTAAGCGGAGGTTTGATTTCAGAAACTTCGCGTCAGTTTATGTCATTTGCATCAACGGCAGCTGTGGCAGCTGCTATTGTTGGCGGTGCTTCTTTTTCTGTAAAAAGTTTGAAGGATTATGAAACGGCAGTGCAAAGTTTCAGAACGATTGTAAGTGATGCCAGTGATCAGGAATTTGCAGCCTACCGGGAGCAGATAAACCTGGTAGCAAAAGACACGCGCAGAAGCAGTATTGAAGTGGCGCAATCGTTTGAAAAGATAGCCGGATTAAATGCAACGTTTGCCGAAACTGCTGATGGATTGGCTGCGGTATCCAATGCGGCTATTGTTCTTGCCAAGGCCAGCGGAATGGAACTGGGTGCCAGTGCTGAAAACCTAGTTGGTATTATGAACCAATTTGCCTTTAGTGCTGATGAAGCGGACCGCGCCATTAACGTGCTTGCAGCAGGGCAGGCCGTAGGTGCTGCCAATATTGAACAAACGGCTGAGGCTTTTAAAAATTTCGGAGCAACAGCAAAGGGTGCGAATATTACATTGGAAGAAAGCGTTGGATTAATTCAAACGCTGGGCAAGTTTTCCATCTTCGGTGCTGAGGCCGGAACCAAGCTGCGCGGTGCGGTAAGTAAATTACAGGAAGCAGGTGTTGGTTATGCCAGCGGACAATTTAATGTGAACGATGCACTGGCAGAAGCAAAGGCACGTATTGATAAATTGACCGATGCAAAAGCAAAGGATGAAGCCATTAGTAAAATGTTTGGCATGGAAAATAAGAATGCCGGATTAATCTTATTGAACAACATACAAACGTATAAGGATTATACTACAGGCGTAACCGGCACTTCTGAGGCAAGTAAGGCAGCGGCTATCAACTCATCAACCTTGGCGGTACGGATTGAAGAATTAAAAGCGGCATGGGTAAATATGCTTACTTCCAGCGATGCAGCCGGTGGTAGTTTAGGTGCTGTTAAAAATGTAATTGGTTTTGTTACCGATAATCTGAATGTGATTGTTGGTGTGCTGGGTACAGCCATTGCGGTTTTTGCTGCATGGAAAATAGGAATAGTTGCTTCGCAGATTGCGCTGGGTGCATATAATATTGTGTTAGGTATCAGCAACGCATTAAGCACTACATCAGTTATGCTTACCAGTCAGAATGCACTGGCGCAGAAAGCCTATTTAGTTACTACAAAACTAATGACAGCCGGATTGTGGTTATATGATGCAGCTGTGATTGCGGTAAATGTTGTTACCGCTTTATGGACTGCGAATTTTGCAGCATTGAATGTTATTATGGCTGCCAATCCGATTGGTTTAATTATTGGCGCAGTGGTAATACTCACTGCTTTAGTAGTTGCCATCATTGCCAAGTGGCAAGAGTGGGGCGCAACATTAGCCATCTTTCTTGGTCCGTTAGGTTTTGTAATTTCTCTTATTCAAAGTTTCCGCAGGAACTGGGATATGTTGGTTCAGGCTTTCCAGACGGGCGGAATAATAGGTGCGCTGAAAGCAATCGGTAAAATATTTATTGATGCTATTCTTATGCCGTTACAGCAGCTTTTGGAAATTGCTGCAAAGCTGCCGGGTAAAGCCGGTGAGTGGGCCGCAACCGGTGCTGATAAAATTGAGCAGTTCAGAAATACATTAGGTGTAAACACCACTACCGATGAAAACGGAAATCCGTTACCGGCAAAAGAGGCTATTAATCCAAAGCAGGTAGAGCAAGATGCGTTGGTGCAGCGCATGGAAAAAACAAATACTTCCAGCGTGAATGTAAACTTTAATGATCCCGGAAAAATGATTAAAAATATTTCGGGTGGTGATGATTTAATAGGTGTTCAACTTTCATCTACTTCAACATGGTCGCAGTAGGTGATTTGAATTTATTGGAGAGCAACAGCGGAGGTGATGTACTTCTGAAAGGACGCGACCTGCAGTTTATTTACGGCTGGCAAAACATGCCTTACCTGGCTTTGTTTGGTGGTAATATTGCGCAGGATACGCCATCATTGGTATTACCAGAAGAGCAGCGGTTTGATTACTGGGGAAATAGTTTGTTTCATGCAGCCGAACCTGAGTTGCAATTCAATTCATTGACGGAACGAATGCTGATGAATGTGGAGTTGAGTTCCGCAGGTCGTTTGCAAATTGAGCAGGCTGTAAAAAAAGATTTGCAGTTTATGCAAGCCTTCGCGATTATTGAAGTGGAGGTTAGTATTACAGGTGTGGACCGTGTGGAAATTCTTATCCGCTTTACCAAGCCTGACAAATTGCAGCAGCGAGAATTTATATTCATCTGGGATAACACAAACAGTTCACTAACTTATGTAACACCTTCTGAAAATCAATATTTAGGAACGGAGAGTGGCGGATTTATTACAACGGAAAGCGGAGAATTAATTTCATTATGGTAACTAACAAAATAAACTAAGATGCTTCGACTACGCTCAGCATGACAGCCAATAAAAAATGATAACGATACCAACACTTAACGCACTTTACACACAAATTCTTGCCGACCTGGAAGCGGAATTTAATATTACTATTCCGCTGTTTGGTAAGAATTTTTTACGTGCCTTGGCTGCTGTGCAGGCTGCCAAGTTGAAACTGTTTTATCTGGCGGTTGGCAACATTCAGAAAAACATTTTTTGCGATACAGCAGATCCGGAGGCAAGTGGCGGAACGCTGGAACGTTTCGGAAGAGTGAAGCTAAACCGTAATCCTTTTCCTGCTGTGGCCGGTCAATACACGGTTGCGGTTACAGGAACAATCAGTTCTGTAATTCCTGCGCAAACAACTTTTAAAAGCGATGATACCAGCACTTCGCCAGGCTACCTTTTTATTTTAGATAGCGCCTACACGCTTACAGCAACAACGGATTATATTACCCTTCGCGCCTTAACAGCCGGTGAAGATGCCGTATTGGTTGCTACCGATACGCTGACGGCCACTGCACCTATTGCAGGCGTGAACAGTGCGGCTGCAATAAGTGCTATTGTAGTGGCTGCTGAAGATGCTGAAACAATTGAAGAGTACCGCGCTGAGGTATTGGCAGCTTACAGATTGGAGCCGCAAGGCGGAGCCGCAACGGATTACCGCCTGTGGGCAAGTGATGCAGTTGGTGTGCGCCAAACGTATCCGTATGCAAAAACAGGCGAAAGCAATGTAATTGATTTGTATGTGGAAGGTAACACTGCCAACGGTGTGCCCAGTGCCGGAGTATTAGCGCAGGTGGAAGCGGTGGTAGAATTAGATCCTGATACTTCCAAACCATTGAATGAACGGGGGCGCAGGCCGTTGGGTGTGTTGCAGGTAAATTACCTGGATGTGGTACCGCTGAGTGTAAATATTACGGTGAATGATTTTGTAGGTACTGAAGAGCAAAAAGAAAATATTGATAATGCCATTGCCGATGCGCTGGATGCCATCCGTCCGTTTGTTAGCGGTGCTGATATTGTTGCGGACAGGAACGACACGCTGAGCGAAACACGCATGTCTTTTTATATTCAGGATGCCGAACCAACGGTTTCTTTTTCATCAGTGGATATTACAGTGAATGGTGTGGCGCAAACAAGCTATCAATTTACGATGGGTGATATACCGTATTATAATTCATTAACCTGGAACTAATAATTATTAAGCCCTTCGACTACGCTCAGGGTGACAAAGAATGACTACTGAAGAAAAAATAGAAAAATTATCATCGCAACTTTACCCATCTGGCCGTGCCATGCGCACCATCGGATGGAAGGAAAAGCTGCACACTGCCCTTGCGCTGAGTGAGGCAAGGGCGTGGGATGATAATGCCTCTACCCTACTGAGTATATTGCCGGATAACGACAGCTTTACTGCACAGGATTGCACAGACTGGGAACGCAGGTTGGGCATGATTACCAACCTGAGCACCGATATTGAGGACCGAAAAGCAGCGATATTATTAAAGATGAATTACCCGGGCACACTTCGCGCACGGCAGAATTACCGCTATGTGGAGGCGCAGTTGCAGGCGGCAGGATTTAATGTTTATGTGCATGAGAACCGTTTTAGTATTGGTGGCGGAAATTACGAAACCATGTCACCTGTTGAGGTAGTTGGTGATACCTACGGTGATGTAAGCCAGTTTGGTTCCGGCCAGTTTGGTGATTTTCAATTTGGTTCAGGTTATGATACTGCCTTTTCATTGCTTATGCAGCGTGTTCAGTTTGGTGATTGGCAGTTTGGCGGAAGTCAGTTTGCATGGCGCTATAAAAAAGAATACTTTGTTGCAAACCACATCAGCGAAACGCAGGATGAAACATTTCACATCGGTTCAAACCTCCGTTCAACCTTCTTTATCGGTGATGCTTACTTAGGAGAGTTTGCAGATGTTCCGGCATCGCGCAAAGATGAATTCCGTCAATTGATTTTAAAACTAAAACCCGCCCAAACAGTGGCATTTCTATTCATTAATTATACATAAAAAAATCATGATTAAATTAATCAACAAAACAGGAACAACAACAACGGATGTAGATTATCCGCTTGGCAAGATTACTAATAACCCAGGTGATAACTCAGGTAATGAGTTGGATGAAAATTTTTTCAATGACTATGTACAGGCGTTTGAAAAAGCATTTGATGTTTCCGGATTAGTAGATAATGGACTACCGGATAATGATGTAAATGAGTACCAAATGTTCAAGGCAATGCAGATAGCTATGCGACCTTATAAAGCATATTCAGCTTTGCTATCACAGGCCGGAACTGCCGCACCAACTGTAGAGAGTATTGATGCGGATGGAAATGCTAATAGCCCGCTTGAAAACTCGCTGAGCGGTCCTATAGTATGGAGCTATAGTAACGTTGGTGAATACATAGGAACATTGGCTGCGGCTTTTGTTGACAAAAAAACGTTTCTATTGATCAGGAATGAAAGTAATACCATCATCAGTATTGAGCGTTTTAATGCTAACTCACTTTTGATAAACACCCGTGATAATGCCGGAACGCTTACTAACGGTTTACTTACACAAACATCTGTTGAAATTCGTGTTTACAGATAATGCTTCAGCTTAATATCAATACCGATGCAGTAGTTGTTTTTACCAACACGCTGGAAAAGATGCACAAAAGCGCATTGCCGGTGGCTATACGCACGGCATTGAATTCTGCTGCGTTTGATATGAAGAAGAAAACGTTGTTAAAAAGTGCGGGTGATGCGTTTGAAAACCGTCAGAAAAATTTCTTTAAAGCATTTAGTAAGGTTGATATGGCTAAAGGTTTTGATGTAAATGGTATGGCGGCAACGGTTGGCTTTGTTGAACAGGGATTGAAAGGTGATAAGAATTTTGCGGTAAAAGATTTACAGCAACAGGAAGAAGGCGGACGGATTGGCGGCAGAACATTTGTTGCGCTGAACCAGGCACGAAGAGGTAACTCATGGTCTGGATTAGTAGCTGCAAGAAATCGTATCAGTAAAATTCAGAACATTATCAATTCGCGAAATGCGAAAGGAGTAAATGAAAAGCAAAAATTTGTAAAGTCTGTGTTTTTTGCAGGAAGAGGTGGTTATGTAATGGCTGACTTTAAAGGCAACAGGATTTTATTTCGTGTAAACTCTGTGCGCAGAATGGCTGAAGGTGGCTTTAAACTGACTGCTTTGTATTCAATGGAAAAAAGCCGCAGCGTAAAAGTGAATCGTACCAACTTTGCAAAAACAGCAGCATTGACCAGCGCACAGCAGATTGAGCGGTTTTATATTGATGAGGCGAAGAAACAAATTGAACGGCTGAAAAACTAAGATGCTGAAACAAGTTCAGCATGACGGAAGAAAATGAGTTGGATTGAAAAAATAAAAACAGACTTAATCATTACCACCGGTGATGCTAAGGAATACCGTCCGCAATGGCTGAACGCCACTAAATCGGTTGACTTTAATATTACCGAGTTTGATTTTGTAAACGTGCAGGGTTCGTTAGTTGACAGGCGCGAACCAAAGGCACGTAAATTTAATCTGGAACTTTATTTTCAGGGTGAGGATTGTTTAGATACTTCTGCTGCTTTTGAATTATCGGCCAATGATAAACGTGCATGGCGGGTATCGCATCCTTTTTACGGAAGCATTATTTGTCACCCGGCAAGCTTGCTTTTTGATAATACCAAACTGAACGTTACCAAGATTACCGGAACTATTATTGAAACCATTACCAATGATAAACCAAAATCAAACATTTCACCGGTTGATAAGATTACGGAAGATAAACAGGCGCTGGATGAGGTATGCGCTGAGGTGTTTGCAGCAACTGTAACACCGGAAGCAAGCGATGTAAGCAGCATGATTGACAGCACACAACAAACGTATGATGAAGGTGCGTTGGTGGCCCGTGGTGATGATGCGCAGAATTACTTTAATCTTTTCAATACGGCTAACGCAGCTATCTTGAATGCAACTGCGCAGCCGTTGGCGGCCATACGTGCGTTACAGGCCGTGATTAATGCGCCTGCCATTTTTGCTGATAATGTGCAGAACCGTTTTGGATTGTTGCAGGATCAGTTTGATGCGCTGCGCAATCAATTGACAAACATTTTTTCTCCTAATGAAAAACGTATTTACCAGGCACAGGGAAGTGCCATGGTTTCGTCTATGGCTTTGGCTGCGGCAACTCCGCAAACGGCAAGCGAATACGGTAACATGCAGGCTGCGCTGGATATAGCCGAAACGCTGCTGAATAATTACAATCAGTTTCTGGAAGATCTGGACGGGCTGCAAACCGATAACGGTGGTTTACCTGAAAGTTATATACCGGACCCTGAACCGCTGATTGGTTTGAATGATTTGATTTCATTTACGGTGAGCAACCTGTTTGATATTGCACTGGAAGCAAAACAGGAACGTGCGATTATATTGGAAGAGGACAGCAACGCGATTTTATTAACGCATCGCTTTTACGGATTGGATGCGGCAGATGAGTTGCTGGATTATTTTATTGCCACCAACCAATTAGGATTGAATGAACTGTTGCAGATCAGGAAGGGAAGGAAGATTTTTTATTATGTATAAAATATTAATGCCCTTCGACTACGCTCAGGGTGACAGCCAATAAATGACGCTAAAAATAAATAATTCAAAATTTGATTTCTTTAACAGGTTTTCGGTAACGCTGAGGTATGACAGTGTTGCCTCTGCGTTTGGTTTTGAGGCGTATTTTAATACTGAAAGCACAGAGCATAAGCAATTACTAAAGCCGTTGAGGTATGCACGCTGTGTGGTAGAGCATGAAGGTGAAACGCTTATTACCGGAACGTTGTTAAATAATACATTTAAGTCTGCACCGGCAAAACAGGCCGTGCAGTTAAGTGGTTATTCAGTAACGGGTGTGTTGGAAGATTGCGAAACCTTTGAGCCGCTACAGAGTGATAATCTTACGCTGAAAGAAATTGCTGAAAAGTTATTGAAACCGTTTGGAATTTCTATTGCCATTGCTGAAGCTGTGAAAAGTAAAATGGATGAAAAGATTACAGTAAGCACATCGGGCGAAAAGCAACGCATTAAAAGTTACCTGACTGAATTGGCTGCACAAAAAAATATTATTGTTTCGCACACTGCCGGAGGTGCACTGTTGTTTACAGTTGCCAACGCAAAGCAAAAGCCGGTATTGCATTTTGATAGTGGTATTCCGGGAACTGAAATGAACCTGACAATTAACGGGCAGGCCATGCATAGCGATATAAAAGTGGTAGCGCAGGCAGATACCGAAAGCACCAACACCGCAGAGAATGTTATTAAAAATCCGTTTGTTTCGGCATACCGGCCAAAGGTGGTAGTACAAAGCTCCGGTGATGATAACAACACGGAGCAGGCGGCAAAGAATATATTGGCTGATGAGTTGAAGAATATAAAACTTTCCATCAACACGGACCGCTGGATGATTGACGGGAAAGTGATAAAGCCAAACATGGTGATTTCAGTTACTAACGATGAATTGTTTTTGTATAAAAAAACCAACTGGTTTGTGGAGAGTGTAAAACTGGATGGTGATAGTAGCAAAACAACGGCAACGTTGGAATGTGTATTGCCGGAGGTTTATAATGGAAATGCGCCTGTGAATATTTTTAATTAATGAGATGCTGAAACAAGTTCAGCATGACGGATAAATGATAAACATAGTAAGAACCATAGACACAACGGTTGATAGTATTGGTCGCAGGATTGTGAAGTTTTTCCGTTTGGGTAAAACGGTTGAAACAGCTATGCAGGCAGCCGCTTACGGAACAGATGCGCAACCTATTGAAGATTGTATTGCGATATATGCTCAAACGGGAGTGAAAGGGAAAACGGTGATCATCGGTTACATTAATAAGAATGCAGTTGCCGGAGTTGGTGAACATCGTTTATTTTCAACGGATGCGGATGGTGCCGTGCAATTTTATATTCACTTAAAAAATGACGGCACCTGTGAAATTGGAGGAAGCGCAAACCACATGACAAGGTATGAAGAATTAGAAACTGCATTTAATGAATTGAAAAGTGATTTCAACACGCATGTAAATAATTATAACACCCACGTTCATCCGGGTGTGTTGGCTGGTCCTGCAAGCACCGCTGTAACAGTATCGGTTAGCACACCATCACAGGCGGATATAAGTGGGGCGAAGATTGATGAAATAAAAACGTTGTAAAACCACCCCTTTAATTCCCCTCCTTAAAAAAAGGAGGGGCGAAGATAAAAATAAATAGTTTACATTTGCAAACCATGAATTCAGTATATTACGACAGTGCGGATATCTATGTTGAAAGCGGAACTACCCTTCGCGAAAAGATAGCGAAGGTAGATGCCATTATTGAGGCATTGGAAACCAGTGCGCTGAAAGCAGCCGGAAAAAACAGCATACAGGAATACACGTTAAATGACGGTCAAACCACTATACGCACAGCTTACAGAAGCGCATCAGAAGTAGAGGCAAGCATTACTGCATTTGAGCGGATAAGGCAGCGTTATATCAACAGGCTAAATGGCCGCCACATGCGTTTTGTGGATGGTAAAAACTTCAGTTAATCATGGGCATACTTCAAAGTTTAGTTAATTTATTTTCAGCAAAAAAAAAAGAGGTTGCAGAACGTGGCCCCGAAGCAAGTTACGGGTATGGCCGTACCTTGTATGTAAAAAGTTATGATGGCGAAAAGAACCTGGGCGAGATAGGCCCGGTGTATGATTATGTGCTGGATCATGAAGTATTGCGGATGCGCAGCTGGCAGGCATATCTGGAAAGTGAGATAGCGCAAACGGTTTTAAAAAAATATTCGCTTTGGCATATTGGTAAAGGTTTACGCCTGCAAGCTGAACCATTGGAAGAGGTATTGAAAAGTGAAGGTATTACGTTTGATGCGGAAGATTTTAATGAGATAACGGAAGCCCGTTTTAAAGCCTACAGCGGATCGCGCATTGCGGATTATTCAGACATGCGCAGCTTAGATAAAATTGCGCGTATTGCTTTTGTTAATGCTATTATTGGCGGTGATGTGTTGGTTGTTTTGCGTTATGAGGAAGGTTCTGTAAAGGTGCAACTGATAGACGGTGCGCATGTTTGCTCGCCTTACCTTGGTTCTGATTTATTTGGTACTGCAAAAAACAGCGGACATAAAATTATTCACGGTGTAGAGGTAGATGCGAAAGGAAAGCATGTGCGCTACTATGTAAGAAAGCCGGGTGTTGTTTTTAATTATGATGTGTATCCAGTGGAAGCGCGTAACAGCTTTGGGCAGGTAACTGCGTTTATGGTTTACGGCATGGATTACCGCATTGATAACACGCGCGGAATTCCTTTAATATCTACTGTGTTGGAAAGTTTGAAAAAGCTGGAACGCTATAAGGAAGCAACAGTAGGAAGTGCAGAAGAAAGGCAAAAAATAATTTTACAGGTGGTGCATCAGGCTTATTCTGATGGCGAAAACCCGATGGCAAAGCAACTGGCAAAAGCATTTAATGCAGAAGCCGGAGCGAATGACCTGCCGGAAGATATCAGAGGTACGCAATTGGCGAATACGGTGGCAGCCACTACCAATAAAAGCGCATTTAATATGCCTGTTGGCGCTGAGATGAAAACACTGGAGAGTAAAAATGAATTATACTTTAAAGATTTTTACACCGTGAATATTGATATTGTGTGCGCGGTGATTGGCATACCGCCAAACGTTGCGATGAGTAAGTATGACAGTAATTTTTCTGCTGCACGTGCAGCTATAAAAGACTGGGAGCATACACTGCAGGTGAACCGTAAAGATTTTTCGGAACAGTTTTACCAGAATATTTATAATTTCTGGCTCGATATTGAAGTATTGAATAACCGCATACAGGCACCTGGTTATTTAATGGCTTTACTTACTAAAGTGAGAACAGTGTTAGATGCTTACCGAAACGCCCGATTTGCGGGTGCAAATGTGCCTCACATTGATCCTTTGAAAGAGGTAAATGCAGAACGTGCAAAACTGGGTAAAGCAGCAGAGAATATACCACTGGCAACGGTTGAGAGTGCTACTGAAGCTTTGAATGAAGGTGACAGCGACAGCAACATGCGCCAATTTGCAAAAGAATATGAGTATGCAAAAGAATTAAATATACCGGTGATTACACCTGTAGCTGCTCCGCCTGAAAATCCGGCACCGGAAGAAGAGTAAGATTAAACTTTGTTATATTTTATTATTGCGAACCACTTTAAGATGTGCAGGTTCTTTATCCGCGAGATCGCGGAGGTGTGGCTTTAAGTAGCTGCTGAGGTCAATACCTTTATTACCTGCAATAACTACCAGCATTTTTTTTAATTCTTCGGGAACACTTTCAATCACGATGCGGTTACTTATTCGCTTTTCATCTGGCTTTGTTTTAGCTTGTGATTTCATGTGATTTGTAGAGATTGTTAGTTTGCAAATGTAAACTGATATAAATTCAACTGTAGCATTGCTACAGTATTTTTTATTAACAGGTTTTCAATAGGGATTTTTGGCGGCACAATGAAAAAAGAACTTTATCTGTTCGCCCCCATTTATGATTTTGTAGCGGAAGCTGTGTTATCGCAGATTGAGGATAATATGGATAATGATGTTACGCTGCGCACACTTACGCCCGGTGGTAATCTTTTTGCAGCTTACAGTATTTATGCCAAGTTGAAAGAACATGGTAATGTTCATCTGAAAGTAGATGGTGCTGCAAATTCTGCCGGTGCCTTTTTACCGCTTTATGCAAAATCATCTGAGTGCCTGGATGTATCGCGTTTTGTTTTTCACCGCGCTGATATGTTTGTTGAAAACGCAGAGGAACAGAAATTTCTGGATGATGTGAATAAGGACCTGAAGCGCCAGATGAAAATGCGCATTGATGCTGATAAATGGAAAGAGGCGACCGGCATCACGATTGAACAAATGTTTGATCCTACTACCCGAAAAGATTTTACGCTTACCGGTGTTCAGGCTAAAGCAGTTGGTTTGGTTACGAAAGTAGTTAAGCTGACACCCCAAATGCAAAAAGAGCTTGTTGCTTTAAATGATTACTACAAAGTAGCAGCAACAACTGAAGAAGAAGAAAATAAAAATCCAAAAATCACAACAATGACAAAAGAAGAATTCAAAGCCAAGCATCCTGAAGTGTATGCTGCAATTGCAACTGAAGCCGTAACTGCCGAGCGCGACCGTGTTGGTGCGTGGATGGCTTTTTCAAAAGCTGATCCTGAAGCAGTGGCAAAGGGTATTAAAGAAGGTAAAAACCTTTCGCAAACCGAAATGGCTGAGCTGAGCGTGAAAATGCTGAGCGGAAAAACACTGGATACCATTAAAGATGAAAACGCTGAAGCGGTGAAAACCGATGAGGTGAAGGATCCTAAAAATGCGAAAGCAAAAACAGATGCTGAAAAAGAAGTGGCAGCATTTGAAGAGCGCATTGACGGGCATCTGGGCTTGAAAAAAGAAGTAAAATAAAAAAAGCTAAAGCCCTTCGACTACGCTCAGGGTGACAGCCGGTAAAAAAAACAAACATTCTAAAAAAATAAATCATGTCAGCAACAACAGCAGAGAACACCACCAATAAGTTGGTTACTAATTATGACAGCAGCAAAATCTTTTTGCGCGATAACCGTTTTCAGGAAGGAACTTATACTGCGGGTATCTATGATATTACGCTGGAAGCGGGTACGGTGATGGGCCGTATTACTGCCAGCGGAAAAGTTATTCCTTTTGAAAGTGATGCCAGCGATGGCAGCCAGTATCCGTTTGCGGTGTTGGCCGAAACCACGGAAGTGGCGGAAGGTGATGATGCCATCCTTAGCCTGTGCGTTGCCGGTGATGTGGATGAAGGTATGTTGGTGTTTGTGAAAGATGGCGATGACCTGGAAACGGTTGTTGACGGAAAGATTGTGCGCGACCGCATTGGCAGCGACAGTGTGGCCATAATGCTGAAAGCGGCAACGGAGAATACTTCTTACGATAATCAATAAAAAAAACAAGGCCCTTTGTCCCGATAGCTATCGGGAACGCTCAGGGTGACAGCTAATAAAAATAAAAATCTAAATACACACAAAAATGAACATTCAGGAAGCAAGAAGTATTTTCACAAAAAAACTTATCGCTGTTTATAAAGAGAAATTGACGGCAACTGCGTTTTTGCGCAGCTTCTTTCCATCAGTGGAAAGTATGACGAAAGAAATTTCTATTGAGGTGCAGCGTAATGGCGAGCCGGTAGCGGTAGATGTACACCGTTACAGCGATGGTAACCTGAACAAGTTCAGCAAAAGCACAGAAAAGATTTTTGTGCCACCGTACTTTTATGAATACATTGTTGCAAATGACCACCGTTTGTATGATGTTGCCATCGGTGCGCAAAATGAAGCGGCATTTGTTCAACTGGCCATGGAAATGGCGGATGAGTTATTTGCTCTTCAGCAAAAAATTGAGCGCAAGTATGAATTGATGTGCGCTCAGGTATTGGAAGATGGTATTGTGCAATTGCGCACATCCACCAATATTGACTTCAAACGTAAAGCCGGTTCATTGGTGGACCTTGGCGGAGGTAATTACTGGGCATCAGCTGTTGACCCTTACGAAGATTTGGAAGCGGGTGCAAACTTTTTGCGCCAAACCGGTAAAGCTGGCGGAGGTGTTTTTAACGGGCTTTTCGGAGCACAGGCATTCAGTGCGTTGTTAAACAACACTGCGTTCAAAGAACGTAATGATTTGAAAAATATCAGTCTGGATGCGGTTGCGCCTCCACAGCGTAATTCGCTTGGTGCTGCTTTCCATGGTGAAATAAGCATTGGCAGCTACAAACTGCGTTTGTGGACTTACCCTGAATTTTATGATTTGAGCGGAACCAGCACACCTTACCTGGATGAGAAAAAGGTAGTGATGCTTCCTGAAAATCCGAACTTTAAATTAGCTTTTGCAGCAGTGCCGCAGCTGATTGAGAACGGTGGTGAGATACCACAAAAAGGTGCTTACCTGGTTCAGGAGTTCATTGACAAAAAGAAAACTGCTCACGAGATCAGTATTAAATCTGCAGGTATTCCGGTTCCGGTTGCTGTTGACCAGATTTACACACTGAAAGTGGTAACAGGATAGTATTGAAACAAGGTTGCAGGATGCATAAACATTATGCATCCTACAACCATAAAACAAAACACGCATGAAAACAGGAACAGTAAAAGTTACGGCATTAAGCGGAAAAGGGAATAAAATATTCCGTTCCGGTGATGTAGTTAAAGAAAGCAACTTTCCGGAAGGTAACTGGAAAGGTTTGGTTTCGGGTGGGTACATCGTTGAAAGCACTTCGCTTTCAGCACAAGCTCGCTCAGATGCCTCCCAGGCATCTGCCGTGCTCAGCATGACAGCCAACGAAAATTCTATTCCTGCATTTGATGCTATTGACAAAAAAGGCATTAAAGCATTGCTGACTGAAAAGGGAATTGCCTTTGATGATAAAATGAATAAACAAGCTCTTTACGATCTTTTAAAATAAGGTTTTTAGGTTTGGATTAGTGGAGTGGAAAAGGGCGTGTGGTTAGCGCCCTTTTCTTTTAATAAACCTCACCTCTTATCCTCTCCTTAAAGGAGAGGAAGCAAAGCACTAACACACGAACCGGTTAAATGAAATAAGGTAAATGGGATTACTGGAAGATATAAAAGAAGATTTGGTTGATATTACTTCGGACAGTGATGGGTTTGGTGTGGAACTTGTTTTTACTAATCCTGCAGGTGATGCTACGGCAACTATAAACGGCTTGCACACAAAGCATCACATATCACTGGATGAAACGGGCAGGCCGGTAAACAGCAAGAATGCACACATATCATTTGTAGAAAGTTTGCTGATAGCAGAAGATTATACCATACGCAGTGCAAGCGGTGAGGTAAACCTGAAAGGCCATAAGGTAAGTGTAGTGGATAGTACCGGTGATGTAAAGCATTATATGATACGTGAATGGTTTCCGGATGAAAAGCTGGGTTTGATCGTTTGCATTTTAGGTGATTTTGAATAATATAAAAAAGGTGAAGCCCTTCGACTACGCTCAGGGTGACAGCCGAAAAATAAAATGGCAGTAATACCAGGTGAAATAGGAAGGCAGGCTTATGAGTTGGTAGGTGACCGCATAGCGGAAATACTAGCTGATGAATTACCTAATCAATTTAGCCTTAGCACCGCATCAGCGGATATAAAAAGCGTATTGCAGGCAGAGGTTTACACGGAACGTGTGGTGCCTTTTGATAAAGAAGAGGTTCCCTGTGTGAATGTGCAACTGGCCAGCGGTGACTATGCCGGCCAGACAGTAAAGCAAGCAGACGGTACTTATATCTTTTTTATTGATTGCTATGCTTCGGCAAAAAATAAAGATAACAGTGAAGGTGATGTGTTTGCCCTGGTGAAATTAAAAAAGCTGATTGGTGTTATCCGTGCAATTATCCAGGATACACGTTACCTGACATTAGGCTATGCGCGCGGTTTTGTGATGAACAGACAAATAACCGGTATTGCGATAGCTAATAATTCTCAGCAGGATGCTATGCATATTGTGATGGGAAGGTTAACGCTTACGGTTAAAGTACCGGAAACGGTTGAATTGCTGGAACCAACATTGGCGGAAGGATACCAAACAACTGTAAAATTATACGAAACAGAGAAAGGATATCTGTGGGATAAAGAAGAATATTAATTCTGAAAAATATGAAAAAAGTTATTTGTTATTTGTTATTTGTTATTTGTACTGCCGCGCATATATCATCATTCGCGCAGACACCAATATCATCATTGCCTGCAATTACAGCACCTGTAGGTACGGATGTATTGCCTATTGTGAATGGCGGAGCAACAAAGAAAATTACGCTTAATCAGATTGATGCTTTTGTAAGTGCAACTGGGCCAACGGGTGCTACCGGTATAACCGGAAGTACGGGACCAACTGGTGCTACTGGCGTGACCGGCTCAACTGGAACTACGGGTGTAACTGGCCCAACAGGAATTGCTGGTTCTACAGGCACTACGGGACCAACCGGTACGGCAGGAACAAATGGCGCAACAGGTAGTACTGGCTCAACCGGAAGCACAGGAGCAACGGGTATTACAACACCTCTGACACAATATCATTTATTTGTAGGTAATGCAAGCAGTGTGGCGGTTGATGGTGGGACTGACGTAACCGTTACATCGGGTACGCTGAATGTTCATAATGCTATTGACTTAGGTACATCTGCATCAGCAGCAGGAGTATTATATATGCGCAATGCATCTACCGGAATTTACCAGGCAATACGAGGAACAGGTGCTTCCGCTAATATTACCTATGATCTGCCAATTACCGCACCAACGGCAGGGCAGGTATTAAGTTCAACCGCACCAAGTAGCAACGTTGCAACATTGAGTTGGACTACGCCAAGTTCGGGAATAACAATTAATTCTACTGCAATTACAGGCGGTGGCGCAAATAGATTTTTATTTGAAAATAGCTCTAATCAGGTAAGTGAGGTAGATAGAGAATTTTATTTTTCAACATCTCTTTTTAATACTGTAATATCACCTTCTAAGGTGCAAATAACTACTGGTGCACAAAATACTTTTTTTGGCTATCAATCAGGTTCAAGTATTACTACAGGTGACGGGAACACAGGTGTTGGCAGGTCAGCTTCTTGTGGAACGTCAGCAGATAGTTACAATACTTGCATAGGGTATTACACCATGAATGGTAATACTGGTAGTTATAATACGGCAGTTGGATATGAAGCAATGTATGGCGGCTCTAATAGTCGTTCCATATCCATTGGCTACAGGGCTGTTGGTCAGCACTCGTCAACTATTATCATAGGTACATTTGCAGCTTACAACCATACAACAGCCACTCATCAGGGAATTTTAGGTAGTTATGATGCTAATGGGTATATTGATAATTGGTATTACAACGGGGTTACTCATACAGCACCTTATTCAGTAACATTAAATGGAAGTGGTGGTTCAGCTGCGAATGGTGCAGCAATTACCATAAAAGGAGGCATTGGAGGCGGAACGGATAAAAATGGTGGCAGCGGAAATTTATATGGTGGCCCAGGTTCCGGTGCAGGTACGCCCGGTCCTGCAATAATAAGCACATCAACTACATTAGGCACAAGCACAACAACCCAAAGTTTAGTTGCAAGATTAACCATAAGCGGTGGTGCTGTAACTACCGATGCAAGCACAGCAACCTGGGCTGATAAATTAAACCATGTTTACAGTACCGGAACCGGCAGTATTCATGGTACGGCAACTAATCAAAAACAATCATGGTGGGGGGCAACTCCAATCGTTCAGCCTGCTAATACGGTAGCTATTGACGATGTATTAATCAACACAGGGCTAAGGGCAAGTGGCGGCTCGGCTAATTTTACTTTAAAAATAACAAATAACCTTCCTCAGAATTTAAAAGGATATACGGTAGCGACATTGCCTGTAGGTGTAACGGGAGATATAGCGTATGTAACTGATGCGCTTACACCCACATTTCTTACAACTGTAGTTGGCGGAGGGAGTGGTGTTTCACCTGTATTTTTTAACGGAACAAACTGGATTTCTTACTAATAAACAAACAAAAATGAAAAAACTATTTATCGCAGCCTTATTTTTTGCATCAGTGGCGGCAGATGCGCAATCGTTAACTTATGAGTTGGGTAATCCGGGTTTTGAGTATCAAAACACGTTTCCACAGCTTAATGAAACAAAGGACAGCGTTATCTTTCAATGTCAAAATATTGTTGTAACGATAGTAGGGGCTCCTGTAGGGAAGCATGAGCAGATGTATCCTAACGTTAGGGTTGCTTTAAAACAGCCTTATAATCTGGCTAAAATTGACAGTCTGTTGAGGCTGGAGGTGGTGAATTTTGTGAATGAAACTTATAATCAAAAATAAAATGAAAAACGCAAAAGAGATTTACATGTACCTGTTGGGTGCATTTATAGTTGGTGCATCAGCTACTGTTATTGTTATGCTGATCAGTAAATCATTGCCTGAAAACAATAAGGATATTGTAAATATTGCGCTTGGTAGTATGCTTACAATGGCCGGCAGTGTGGTGAGTTATTTTTTCGGAAGCTCAAAAGGAAGTTCTGATAAAACTGCGCTTCTGAATGATAAAACAACACCGTAAAATTATTTTTAAATACCTCGCAGTATGTTAAAATTTGAACTAAAGGACCTTATTTATATTGTTGTTATTTTAGTTGGTGGCGCTGTTACCTACGGACGATTGACTACCAATCTTACGGATGCTGAAAAGCGGATTGTTTCGCTGGAAACACAGTTATCTACCTTGAAGAATAACGACAATAAGCAGGATATAGGTTTTGCGGTGATGGAGCAAAAAATATCAACCATTAAAGAACAAAATGACCGTATATTGGAAATACTTGACCCTCGCACTACTGATAGCCGTATCGGCAGATAGTGCAACCGGGCAAAGTAAATTACACGAGCTTCAGGAAGATAATTTTGCTGTACTGGTATGGGCTGCAAAATGTCCAGGCAACAAAACCAATACGGCTGTAATTACGGTTAATGACAGCGGGCAGATAAATTATATATCTACTAACTTATTTAAAGAGCTGGGTTATTCGCGGCATGAGGTTATAGGACAGCGGCTTTTTAATTTTATTGATAGTGATGAGGTAACTGCTGCCATCAACAGTTGGCAATACTGCACGCAAACAGAGAATGAGAATTTTTTATTCCGCTTTGGCTTCCGGAAAAAGAACGGTGAATTTATAAGGCTGGAGTGGGAAGGTAAATGGATAGTAAGGACCGTTGATGAGTATGAATGCATTGTAACCTTTAATTAACAATGATGAGATTTATCAGATTTATCATTCGCTATTATAAATATTTAACCAGGAACAGATATATATGAGCCTGCATCCATACGAGCCTAATAGGCAACGCAAGGCTGGATGGATAATATTTCTCATCCTTTGTGCTGTAATAGTGGCGCTTCATCTTTTAGCACCATGAACATAGTACAGTACACAGCAAGTAATATTAAGGGTTATAATGGCAAGGTTATTTTTGTTGATGAGGATTTTGTGCCTCAGCTTGACTTGGCGAATGAGGTATTGAAGGAAGAAAAGATGATGATGCACGTTACATCATCGGGCAGATGGGACACGTATGTAAAAGGTGCTATTGTTAAACCTGCTGAGAAAGGAAATCATTTGGTTTTTCAGGCGCTTGATTTTAACCTAGAGGATCTGATAACCGGCATTTGGTATAACAGCCTGAAATTAGGTGACGGAACAGGCAGGGATGAGGTGGTAATGAATAAAATAGCTGATAAAGCAAAGTTGCGTTTCGGAAAAGCATTCAAAACAAAAGACAGTGTGCACCTGGATAGTAACCTAAATCACCTGAACCCTGCGCTGTGGCAGATAAAATATAAAGAAGCGCAGGCTTTAAAACCTAAATAATAAGGCCATTCGCTAACGCAAAGGCTCGCTCAGATGTTCACCGGACATCTGCCGTGCTCAGGGTGACAGAATTGTTTCCCTTATTGATGAGGTAAACAATGATAAAGTATAATGAAATCAATACTTAAACGATGAAAACAAAAGAGAGAATTATATGGATGGCCGTGGCTGGTGTGCTGATTGCAGCATTGTTTATAAGAGGTTGTAAAAATGAAATGTTGCCGATATGGAAGAGGTGCCCGGTGGCGGTTAAATGCCCTACTGTTGATACGGCCACGAGCTATATTGAAGTATTTGATAGTTTGCAAAGGCGAATTGATTTTTTGGAGCAAAGTGGCAAGCCCTTCGACAAGCTCAGGGTGACAAAACCGAAAGCTCAGGATCCTGCGTTTTGGTTTACAATGGAACAGGGGGCTGATACGGCTGCGATAATTGAAAGGTATAAGGCTACACTTGCGGATTGCTTTGCTGAAAACAGCTATACCCTACCCTACCATGATGATAGCATTGCTGCGGTGATGAATATAACGGTGAGTGAGAATAAGGCGAAGGAAGCGAAATTAAGTTATAAGTTAATTTTTCCAGTGGCGCATACCAGTAACCTGGTAACTGTTACTACTGATACAACGGTGGTGCATGGTTACGGGCCTGCTTTAACGTTTGGCGGAGGTATTGAAGCCGGTGTTAATGGTTTGTACTTTGCCGGTGGTGGATTAGGTATCAGCACTACTAAAGGCTCACACTTTACAGTGGAGTATAATGCGTATAAGCTGCTGACGGGTGAGGATAAGTATTCGTTCAGGGTTGGGTGGCATCAGGTGATAAGGCTGCGTAAATAAAACCACCCCGTCCTGCGGACACCCCTCCTTGAAAAAAGGAGGGGTGCAGGCAATACCTCCACTTTTAAATTTGCGTAGCAACCTCATCAGGGCGTAAAATTTTACGCCCTACAAAAATCTTTTTTTGCAGTTACAGTTATTTGATTTACATTTGTGAACTGCTTTCAACCCCGAAAAGGGGACAGTGAAAATCGGTTGTAAAAATAGGAAATTTTTAAACCTTTACTTTTCACCTTTGAAAGCAGGGAGGCTCAAAACTTAAAATAAACCCAACCCCACATTATGTTAAGTGTGGCGCACAGCCAACCGTGTAGCAAGCACACATGATGCCTACCTACAAACTTTTCAAAATATTTAATTGGATAAAAGAGAATTTTAAACCACATCATTTGATGTGGTTAAATGCTTTTATAGCAATGCTGCTATTCCTAAAGCGGTTGCTAAGATAAGACCAACAATCCATTGAATTGTTGTATTCTGATACCACT